GAAACTGATGAAGATGACCTTATTGGTGGATTCCGTCTTGTCAACGGTGAGACCGTTTGGCACAATGGTCCGGTCATCGAAGCCTTGGAGCGCGGTGCGGTTCTATTGCTTGACGAGATTGACCTGGCTTCCAACAAGATTCTTTGCCTTCAATCGGTCTTGGAAGGAAAAGGTGTCTTCCTGAAGAAGATTGGTAAGTTTGTTAAACCTGCCGAGGGATTTCAAATCTTTGCTACTGCCAACACTAAGGGTAAGGGTTCTGATGACGGTCGCTTTATCGGCACCAACGTGCTCAACGAAGCATTCCTTGAGCGTTTCCCTGTGACCTTTGAGCAGGCATATCCGACTCCTGCACAGGAAATCAAGATTCTTGAAAGCGTTTCTCGTGACCTGAAAGTTGTTGCTCCTGACTTCTGCAAGCGTCTGGTGGATTGGGCAGACATTATTCGTAAGACCTTCTATGACGGTGGTATTGAGGAAATTATCAGCACCCGTCGTCTGGTTCACATCCTCCGTGCCTATCGTATCTTTGGTGATAAGGCGACGGCAATTGAAGTTTGTGTGAATCGTTTTGACGATGAGACTAAGCAGGCATTCCTTGAACTCTATGACAAGGTGGATGCTGATTTCCAAATGCCCGTTGACGACCAGGTGGAGTCCTGATATAATAACTTATGACTAACTCTTGGTCCATGCTATACGATGAAATTCTGAAAATGAATACCGAAGAGAACATGAACACCGCATTTGTCGGTGCATATGGAGAAGACCACATTACTTTGAATATTAACATGCCTGATGAATCTATTGAACCTACGGGTAATATTGATATTATTTCTTCCAAAATTCCTTGGAAGTATAATGAAGAGGAGATTTTGAAAGAACTTCTTGAGTATGTTCGCGGAACTTACAATCAGCACTATTCTGCTGGAGATGACAAGATTCAAACTCTGGATCTGATTGAAGCTTGTGGTGATGGTGAAGCATTCTGCCGTAGTAACATTCTCAAGTATGCCTCTCGTTATGATAAGAAAGGCACCGCACGTCGTGACATTATGAAGATTCTGCACTATGCTGTGCTTCTGATGCATTTTAACGATAAGAATGCACAACGTGAAACCTACAACCAATGAAATTGAAAGAACGTACAATGAAACTGTCTGATAATGCTCTCGCTATTCTCAAGAACTTTGCCGGAATTAACAATTCCATTCTTGTGAAGCAGGGCAACAAACTCCGAACTATTTCTGTGGCAAAGAACATTCTTGCAGAAGCAGAAATTAGAGAAGAGTTTCCTCGTGATTTTGCTATCTATGATTTGAATCAGTTTTTGAATGGACTGACTCTTCACCAAGATCCTGACCTTGATTTTCAACAAGAATCTTATCTGAGCATCAAAGAGGGTAAGCGTCGTGTGAAGTATTTCTTTGCCGCCCCTAATGTAATTGTTTCTCCTCCCGAAAAGGAGATTCAACTTCCCACTCAAGATGTTTGTTTCCAGATGGACAGCGTAACTCTTGAGAAACTGGTGAAAGCAGCAGCGGTTTATCAATTGCCTGACCTCTCTGCAATTGGTGAGGCAGGTGTGATTAAATTGGTTGTTCGTGATAAGAAGAACGATACTTCTAACGAATATGCAATTGTAGTTGGTGAGACTGACAAAGAGTTTAGTTTCAACTTCAAAGTAGAAAACATCAAGATTATTCCTGGTGCTTATGACGTTGTAGTGTCTTCTAAACTTTTATCACAATTTACTAACACTCAGCACAATCTTAAGTATTATATTGCTCTGGAACCTGATTCTACATTTGGATGAATACAATAACGGCAATGAGAATTGTAGGCAGTATTGGTGTTATCGCTGCCTATTTTATTATTCTTCACGTCAATCTTTTATGGGGAGTTATAATCAACTTTATTGCTGACCTTATTTCTATCCCATTTTTTATAAAGACCAAAGCTTGGGACGTTGTAGTAATGCTTTCGTTCCTTCTAGCAATTAGTATGAGCAAACTATTATCATGAATGCAAATACTTTGCGAATCGTAGGAAGTGCCAGTTTGCTGATTGGATACTTCCTTCTTTTGTATCTGGATGTTAGAATTGGATGTACATTCAGATTGGTTGGTGGGTGCATGATGATTCCATTTGCCGTATCAATCAAGACTTGGGATGTTGTCGGACTACAATCATTTTTTGCAGTCATCGATGCATCCAAAATTATTCAACTTTCGTTATGAACATCTTTGTATCTGACCCTGACCCTGTTGTTTCGGCAAAGGTTCTACCTGATAAGCACATCGTCAAGATGCCCCTAGAGTGCTGTCAGATGCTCTCTATCGTGGCATCAGAGAAGTGGGGGCACGGGTACGGCACTCTTCCCAAAGCAGACGGCACACCCTATGCTACGGAGAAGGGTGCCTTTCGCAATCATCCCTGCACCATTTGGGCAAATGAAACAGCGGCAAATTCAAGGTGGTTGATTCGGCATGGTTTGGCACTCTGCGAAGAGTATTCAAATCGGTATGGTAAGATTCATTCATGCCTTCGTACACTTGCATATGCAAATCAACTATTTCCAATTGATGCTGCTCATAGAAGTGAATTGACACCATTTGTTTTTGCTGGTCCTGATGAATTCAAGTATGATACTGTTGATATCTACAGTAAGTATAAGATGTATATTGCATCTAAACCTTGGGTAAAAGATAACTATCGTCGTATGCCGGAGCGTAAACCAGAATGGGTGTGAGTAATCTTTGGCATGAGTATAAAAAACTCATTTTCAATACTTTCCCCGATCTAGAAAACATTGGGGATTGGGCAGACTGGGAAGAGAATGGAACTTCTCTTTCTGCTAAACTCTACAATAGCAAATATATTATCAAGTTTAGAGAAGTTGAGATCTGGGATGAGAAGTCCTGTATCTACAACAATATCATTTATCCAAAAACAGGAGAGAATCTACCTTGTTTTGGAATGGATTTGATGGGTTTCTTTGATAAGAAAGTTATTATTGTATTTGACTTCCAACATCCAGTAGAGAACTATCTGTTCTATCATCCAGATCTTCCTAAGGCAGAAGGAACATTTAGATTCTTTGAACCAGGTAATCATTTCTCTGAAAATGTATTTGTTCGCAAATGCACAATGTCGGAAGTAAATGACTATCTGGATGACTTTGCTGCCTATTTACAGGCATACAAAGAAATGCTAGAATCTAAGAAACCTAGTGGGTTTGCTGTCTATTCTACTTACAGAGATTTTGACAAATACATGAAACGTCTTGATCCTGTCAGTGGTTATTTGAGTAGTAAGTTCGGCAAAGAAAAAGCAAAACAACTAGTAAACGATTTTCTTTTTTGTTATGAGTGATTTTATTTGGGTCGAAAAATATCGACCAAAAACAATTGAAGAATGTATTCTCCCTGAGGCAACTAAGAAGACCTTTCAAAGTTTCCTAGATAAGGGTGAGATTCCAAACATGCTACTTGCGGGACCTCCTGGTATTGGTAAGACTACAGTAGCAAAGGCACTTTGTAACGAACTGGGAGTAGATGTTTATGTCATCAATGGATCCGACGAGGGTAGATTCCTCGATACTGTCAGAAACAATGCGAAAAACTTCGCTTCGACCGTCTCGCTTACGTCAGATTCTAAACACAAAGTCATCATCATTGATGAGGCAGATAACACCTCCAATGATGTACAACTCCTCCTACGGGCGTTTATTGAGGAGTTTGCTGGTAACTGCCGATTCATCTTCACCTGCAACTACAAAAACAAAATCCTTGAACCCCTCCACTCGCGATGTGCCGTCGTTGAGTTTGGAATCAAAGGAAAAGAACGTCAAGGTATTGCAGCACAGTTCTTCAAACGTATCCAACAAATCCTGGATGCAGAAGGTGTTGAATATGATAACAAGGTCCTGGTAGAACTGATTAATAAGCACTTCCCTGATTGGCGTCGTGTTTTGAATGAGTGTCAGCGTTACTCTGTAAGTGGAAAGATCGATGCTGGTATTCTTGCAACTTTCTCTGATGTAGCTGTCAATGAACTTATCAAGAATCTTAAGTCTAAAAACTTTGCCGAAGTACGTAAGTGGATCGTTTCTAATTTGGACAATGATACTAGCGTACTTCTCCGGCGTGTGTATGATTCTCTTTACGACTCGCTGGTTCCTGGTAGTATTCCTGCTGCTGTGCTTGTTCTCGCTAAGTATCAGTATCAAGGAGCGTTTGTCGCAGACCAGGAGATAAATATGCTTGCATGTATGACTGAACTAATGGTGGAGTGTGAATTCAAATGAATGTTAAACTGATGCGTATGTGGTCTGGCGAAGATGTTGTTGCAGACCTGATTGAAGAAAAAGATGACTCTGTGGTCATCTGTAATCCTATTGTTGCTGTTCCTGCTGGTAACGGTCAAATGGGATTTGCTCCCTGGTCTCCTCTTCTTAAGGGTAAAGATGAGGAACTGGAAGTTACTAAAAAGTATATTGTGTATATCGCAGATACTCAAGAACAAATTGAAGAACAATATCAAGAAATGTTCTCTGTAATTAAAGCACCTAGCAAAAAGTTGGTTCTCTGATTATGAAAAAGAAAAAACTTAAAGCTCAAGTCAAGTCGAGATTCTATTACGTCTTCTGGGGCATCGCAACAATTGCCGTTGTTGCTGGACAACTTTATGTCGGTTCTGGTTATCGTATAATGTCCGAAAGTGTAAACTCGCTTATTGAACATGAGTCTTCTAAACATTAATATGAATAATCTGGTAGAACCAAAAGTTAAAACGACACCAGAACTTGTCAACGAAGCAAACTTTGGTCTCTTTCGTGCTAAAATGACTCTACCTGCTGCCGCAAAACATTGTGGCATGACTCAGAAAGAAATGAAAATGACTTTCTGGGAATTTTTGAAATATCATCCTGTTGATTATGAAATCCCTGAAAACACCCCTTAGATATCCTGGTGGCAAGTCTCGTGCTTGTACTAAGATGGATCCATATTTTCCAGACCTGAGGGACTATAAAGAATATCGTGAACCATTCCTTGGTGGGGGAAGTGTAGCAATTCATATCTCTAAGAAATATCCGCATTTGGATATTTGGGTAAATGACTTGTATGAACCTCTTTATAATTTTTGGAGAGTTCTTCAGGATAATGGTACGGATCTATATGAAAAACTGCAGGAACTTAAATCTCTTCATCCAGATCCAGTTTCTGCAAAAGATTTATTTTTGAAGTCCAAGGAGATTGTAAACGATTATGATCAATCCGATTTATCTCGTGCTTATAGTTTTTACATTATTAACAAGTGCTCTTTTTCTGGTCTCACAGAGTCCTCATCCTTTAGTGCCCAAGCATCTAACGCAAACTTCTCAATGCGAGGAATTGAAAAACTCCCAGGATATTCTGAAATAATTAAAGACTGGAAGATTACTAATCTTAGTTATGAACAACTCCTTACTGATAACAAAGAGTCCTTCACCTACCTTGATCCGCCCTACGACATATCAGATAACCTTTATGGAAGGAAAGGCGATATGCATAAACGATTCGACCATGATCAGTTTGCTAGGGATTGTGATCGCTTTATTGGTCCTCAACTCGTATCTTATAATTCGTCTCAATTGGTCAAAGACCGTTTCCAAGGGTGGGAAGTAGGTGAATTTGATCTGACATACACTATGAGATCTGTTGGTGAATATATGAGAGACCAACAAAAACGTAAAGAACTATTGCTTTTTAATTATGGAATTGAAGGATTGGTTGAACAGTATCAATCAGACAAAGAAACATCTGATTGATGAAGATCCTTCTATTGAGAAGGAATATCCCCCTTATATTATTAATCGTTGTTTCTCTGGCCACATCGATACTTTGATGTTTGCTAATGAGATGAATAAGTATCACTTTCTTCCGAAGAAACTCCAATATGATTTTCTTATAAATATTGTGAGGAAAAAGAAGAGATTTTCTCCCTGGATCCGACAAGATAAAATCAAAGATCTT